CTCCTGATAGATACGCTCAGGATGATTCTGCTTTGCCCAGGTGTCGGCGTAGGTCTTCGGTTCAGAACCGACGTAAACATTCCCGGGCTGCATTTCATCCCATGGCGCGCGTAGCATTTCGACATCGGTTCCATCGGTACACCAGACGAACCGGTATTCAGGGTGATCGCGCAGGTGCTGCCAGATATGCAGCCAGCGCCGGAAATAGACATTCATCTTCACGTCAGGAACGCGGTACAACTCAACATCTGCCGGTGCCTTCTGCAGTTCATCCACCAGCGCGATACGTCCACACTGCCGGAGTGATGCGGCCCATTTAGCCAGCATGTCAGGCGAGGCCGCCATTTTCGTACCGCGCTGCGGGTCAGGCTGGCTGGTGAGCAGCGTAGTGATTACCACGTCGCGCTGCTTCCGGTATTCAACGTAACCGGTAAAGCCGGTATCACGTCGTTCGTTGTGGATCTTCACGTTACGTTCCACCAGCGCCTGGCGGTCGGGCCTCGGCACTGAACGCTCTACGGCCTCATGCTCATCGAGAGAATGAATCAGCTTTTCTGAACCGATGACATCAGCGTAAGCCCACGTAGTCAGGCCAGCGTTATGTATCCGCAATGCAAGGTCGCTGTGCTCGTACATACCGCGACCATAAACCGGATCGAATCCGCCCACCTTCTCGATGGCGCTACGGTGGTAATAAAGCATCACGCCACGCTGCCCGGTATACGCCACATGCTGATCGTCACGGTAAAGCACCGAAAGGTCATTGAGCTTATTCTGGCCAGCAAGATCGAGGAACTGGTAAGCCAGGTGTGGCTCGGGTGATTCAATGTAGGGAAGATGCCAGTTATCGGCGATAGGCCAGGCATCATCATCCCACAGGAAAAGGTGCTCACACCCGGAATCCATCAGGGCTGACAGGCTGGCGTTCTTCGAGGCAACAATGCCGAGTGATGTTTCATGGCGAAGCAGCTGCACGCCGTGGGGAACTACCGCTGTAGGTTTTGAACCATCATCGACTACCACCACCAGCGCGCCGGCTGGCAGGTGCCTCAGATGCTGTTCGAGTGAACGTTTTAAAACGTCTGCGCGCTGATGTGTCGAAATGGCAATTCCGATCCGAGATGAAATCGACCCGGCAGGAATATACTGGATGCCGTCTATAGTGACATTCATCTCAACCCCGTGAATTTAACAGTTTTGTAAAAACTCCGGAAAGGATCTCCAGGTGCGGATAGGGTAAAATTCATAAAGGTGAGATAGTTTTTTCTCACTTTTGCTTATACACAGCTCAATCACAGAGGAAATGCTTATGACAAAAGCAATAATTACAGGCTGTAAGTTCATTGATAATGGAATAGGTATTGTTGCTTCTGGTGATGTTCATCTTGAGGCACACGACAGTTTATTTCAGGGAAATGGTAAGGCTGTTTTAATTGACTCCGGTATACCAGAAGAATTAGCGACCCTTTTTAAAGAAGGGGTAGATGTCAATAAAGTACGCCAACTTATAGAAGAGACTCGGCGTACTCAAGATCCTCAGCCAGAAAACATTGCCCAAAAGCTTTGGAAATCAGGCTTAAGCTCCTGGATAGCTAATGGAGCTAACGCGGTGACGGTAGCCACCGCCATCATTGAGTTTGTTAAATTTATTGCACGATAATTAACGAATCCCCTCTGGATGATTTGAACTTTTTTATCTTTCCGAGGGGATGTTTTTAATGAGTATTACAATTTTTATGCCACGCTTTGTTATGTGCCAGGATGTCTTTCTTAGTCTGGCGGTCTAGAACGTCGATGTCGTAATCAGTCAGGTAGATTGGCTTTACCCAGTCACAGGCGGTATCAACCACCACCGGGACGCTTCCACGTGTTACGCAGCTCGCGATCAACATCGTCATCAGGCATGCGGTTAACAGTCTGCTGTACATTGCTGGCCTCTTTCGTTGTCTCTACCCGGCGTTCTGCAGCTGCTTCAGTGGCAGCGGCCTTTTCTTCGGTACGTTGCTGGTCTGCTTTCGCTTCAGCTTTGCTGGTACCGCGTGAATGACCTAGGCCGAAAGCGCCAGCGATGGCGGCAATGACAGCTGCAGCAATACCAATTAAAGTTTCAAACCCCATTGTGACCTCACAACAGCACTGATTTTGCCAGGTTAAACAGCGCGCGGCGTTTATCCAGACCGTTACGGCCGCCATTGATAAGCAGCGTGACGCGCTCCACATCGCCTGAATGGAGCAGGCATCCGTGCGAGACGTAGAACCATGCGGCGGAGCGCGCAGCGTATTCATCTCGTTCCAGTAGCTCGGGATACGAAACCAGATCCAGTTTGAGAGCCTGGCCGCAGCTGCGATAGTTGCTAAGCCCGGTGATTTGCTTAAGGCCTCGGCCGCGATATTTCCAGCCATCACCAGCAACCTGGTTGCCCAAGTTCTTTTTGCCCCACTCACCGCCATAAACCAGATTAGCTATCGCTTTCTGATTTGCCGGTTGCGTTGCCGTTCTGCCCAGGGCGGCGGCCTGCTGGGCGGTGATGCGGTGGCTACCGAATGTTGGTACCAGTCTGTCTGCGGCATAGTTCAGGCTTTCCACCAGCGTTGTATACCCGCCGGACTCATGCCCAATCTGCGCGATAAACATGGCCTGATCTACCGGCTTGGTAATGCCGAATTCTTTCATCGCTTCGCTTACTGGCTGAAACCAGCGCGCAGCTAACTCGGCGCTTAGCCCAGCCGCCTTTTGAAATTGTGATTGGTTCATTAGTGCCTCAGTGCATCAACCAGGCGCGCTACGTTTCCCCGAGCCCAGAGAACGGCGGCGCATATCAGGACGTTCACCAGCACCACGAACCAGTGCGATTCATGGTACAGGCCGAACAGGTAACGGAAAGGGACGCTGGCGTATACCAGCACCGTGAAATAAGCCATCAGCGATATCAGAGGGCGATGTCTCGCCCCACCGCGCTGGTAGAACATCAGTGCAATAACGATAACAGCAGAGATAACTGCGTTTGCCATCGCACTCGGATCACTTGTTACCATTGCTGGCCCCTCCACCACGTAAACGCGAGAGAATTCCAAACAGGCTACCCAAATCCTGACTGTTGACGAACGTCAGCAGCTTAATAGCAATAGCGGCTACGATTACCGCCCCCAGCGCATCAAGTGGCCTGTCGCTGTACCCTGTCCATTTGGAGAAGTAAGAGCCAAGCAGTGGCGCGCCGATAACACCGAAAATAAATGAGGTGATGAAGTAGCCCACCAGCTTAAGGCGGCTTATATTAACCGCCGTAGCGACGTAGAACACCGCGCCAGCGAATGCGCCAAACACCACGCCGTAATCTATGCCGGTTGCCAGGCCGAACATGCTGGCCCCCATCAGACCACCAGCCGCTACCGTAGTGCCAGAAACAGGATCGGACATTTAGCCCCCCTCTTATTGCCGTGAGTCGTCTCAGAATGAGGGACAACAAAAAAGGCCGCTCTAACGCAGCCTTTGTTCATTAATAACTCAATTTTATTGTGGAAGATGTTGCGGGAATCCTTCCCACGGAAATGAGTTAAATACTTCTTGGAGTATGATGGTAATTTTCGACATTGACTCTTCTGAAATGTCTACTTCTCCATAATACCCATTAGCCATAGTGTATCCAAGTTTGGTACCTAATAAATTGCTTAACATCAATGCCCCCTGCGGAGCAACGACAAAACCGTTATCCATTGGTTGAAGCACTAATGGTTTTGGTATTTTTCCAGCACCAAGCCCGCGCGCCCTATCTTCTAAATGTTGAGCAGAGTTCCTTACACCTCTCAAATTAGGAAAATCATCTCCCATTTTGCCGTGTAAGTTTTTAATTATTTCAGGAGCATCATTCTCTTCTGATATAACTTTTAAAAATTTATCAATTGCATCAAGAGCATATAGAAAAGATTTAGCATATAAAAAAATAAATCGATGTCTATGATTTAATGGAACAATACCTTTACTCCATTTTTCTTTTTGTAAGCGAGCATCAACCTCGACCCTAATTTTATCATAATCTTCGTAAGGCTGTAATCCTAACTCTTGTATTACTTGGGCTTCTATAACTCTCCGCCTTTGAAAGTCTTCCTGCCGCTGATTAATAGAATCATCAATAAAACTACCTCCGTTCACTCTCTCGGCGTTGAATAAATTTAAAGAAACGTTCGCATCATAAAATGCTGTCTCAAGATGGTTTAGCAGTCTTTCAAATTTCCAACCAACCTCCCGATCTTCATAATGAAGACGGCTACCTGGCTTGGTTAATTCAAAAATCAACATAAGTTTGATCCCTTAGAGGAAGGTCAGATAATTATATTACCTTTCTTAAGGAACTTTCCATTTATGAAGTCATAAAAAAACCCGCTCACTAGCGGGTTAATGTTCTGTTGCTCAGTACGCTTTACTGTCCCGAGCCTAGCACAATTTAAGCACTTTCCTGCTCACTCTGCAACTTAAATCTGTCGACATTTGTGCCAAACGCGTCACAAAGTGGAGCGTACAGGATCGATTCTGCCAAACTTACCCATGTGTCGATTCGGCGTCGGCATGTGATAAGGGTCCAGTCAGGGTGTTTTGCATTCAGCTCGTTGGCCATCTGTAGTTTGCTCTTACGCAGCCGGTGACGGTCAACGATAACGCTATAGAGTCCACGGTATTTATCATTCATCAGGACAGATGCAATAACACCATCCACCTTAAGGCCCTCTTCGTCGGAGCAGAACGCCAGGCCGCTTTTGTTTTTGCTGTCGAGGATTTCGCGCAGGTAAGCTTCCAGCTCAGGTTTAGTGATGCCGGATTTTTTCATGCGGCGCAGCGCATCGTTTATTGCGGTCTTGGTAATTTTTCCGGATGCAAGCAACTGGTTGAACATGTTTCCGCAAGAGCCACCACCGATGTATGACCAGCGGCCCCACATGCGGAGTTTGCCCTGTACCCAGATGCTTTCGAGAGTGCGAAGGCGAACCATCTCGCCGGATTTGCCAACTTCTGAAGGATTGATCATGTTGCGTCTCCACTTACGCCAGTACGCCGATTTCCAGCGCACGATCTAAAAACCGAAACAACAGCACCAACTGGTCGCCGTATTTCGCTTCAAATGCCACAGGATCAGCGTGCAACTCGTCGTGATGCGCTCTGCACAGCGGTATCACAAACAGGTCGTGCGCCTTGGTACCCATTCCGCCCTGCCCGTGGCCTATCAGGTGGTGGGGGTCGTCTGCCTGGTTATTGCAGCAACTGCACTGCTGCGACTTAACCCAGCGGGTGTACTTATCGTTCTCCCAGCGGCGGCGCTTTGGCCTCAGCATGAAAGATTCCGGTGATTCAGGATCGACCTTCACCGAGATAATCTTCTTAACTTTCTCCTGGAGGATTTCAGTCGCCGGTAATGACGGAACTATGTCACTTTCCCGCATTACTGAGCTGTGCGATTCAGGCTTAATTCTGAGGGCTTTATTGGCCAGTGATTCAGGAATAAGGTCGGC